GTCGGCTCTTCCTCGAGGAAGTCGGGGTCAAATGCGAGTAGGTCGATCTTCGCGCCCGGGTTTCGGGAGAAGGGGGTCGATCCCATGGTCTCCGTGCGACATGCCAGAGTTACCACCAATTCTTCACCCAGGAAAAATTTCAGGGTGACAGCGGTCTTTGGCATGAAAAACGAGTAAAGCAAATTTCGGAGATCCGGGACCTGTGTTGTTACGTAGTCCGGTACGAAAGCTAGATAGATGCTCAGTGCACGAATCTCCCGTTTGGCAGACTGGAACTGAGCACCATCCTTGCCGGCGTAGCCGGACCCCGTCAAGGTAGCCTTAACAGGGTCCAGCCCGTCGACCGCTTCTAGCTGAAGACCGGAGGAGTTGTCTGCCAACTCCAGCGAGAGAATATCTCCCGCCGGGTTGATCGCCTCGATCTTGGTTAGCGTTTTCATTTAGTTGGCAGAGCCTCCTTCGCAGTTGCAATAAGGCTCTTCGTTTGCCGGTAGTTGTCGGCAGCCGAGATCGCCTTGGGCGAGTAGTTGTTCTGGGTGAAGCTGATGTTCGTCCCGCTTTCATCGACCATGTCGTTCTCGGCGAGAATATCCTCGTTGGCCTGCTTCTCAGCAGCCGCAGCATCAGCAACAGCAGCAGTCCCCGCCACCGAGAGCGGTGTCACGGAGAGCAAATTCCCGATCTGACTGGCACCCTTTTGAACCTCGGTGAGGTCGAGTACCGGCTTGATCGTCGGGTTAAGGTCCATGTTGTCATTGACCGATTGCGATAGGGCAGACAGAGTGCTCTGCACGGCCTCCAGCGCAGTATTGCCTACGGTCGTACCCGCGGCCTCTACCTGGCTTACGAGACTCAGCAAGCCGAGTACCATACCCGCGGTAGCGAACGCACCGACCTTCATGAACTCCTTGGATGGGGAGGAGATTCCCAGCCAGTCTTTAGCGGCATTCAGTGCTGACTTAGCCACGTTCTTGGCTGCCTCAACAACCTTGTTCACGCCACTAGCAAGACCAGTGACCATACCCTGAATGATGGCAACAGCCAGCTCACCGCCGGCCGCACCCATCTCTGGGGACTTTTCTTTGATTGTCTTCGCTAGAGCACGTACGAATGCGATGATCGCATCGGCAGCTGCGTTAATGACCTCGGGCTGCTTTTCGGACATCGCCTTGATGAGGTTGATGATGATGTCGCCACCAACTCGCACGACATCCCCGATGTGATCGCGGATACCACGGAGTAGTGCCAACAGAAGATTTAGACCCGTTTCGATGAGCTTGGGTACGCTATCGGTAAGGATCTGAATGATCGCGTCGAGGAGTACCTTGAACAGATCAATGATCTTCGGCATGATCTTGATGAGACCATCGATGATGGTGACGATCAAATTCAAGAAGAAGTCCACGATAACCGGGACCGCTTCCGTCAAGATCTTGAACATGGTGATGAATGCCGACCCGACGGTTACAACCATCATCGGGATGACACTGAATACTGCGCCAAAGAATGCCGCAATGGCTGCGGAAGCCCCAACGCCGGCGACACTGATGAGCGTTAAACCTGTGCCCAACAAGAATATGCCCGCGCCAATCAACGCAATAGCCAGGCCAAGAAGAGCAATAGCGCCGGCGAGCAGCATGATTGCGGGAATGACTGGCTGAAGAATCGCAGCAGCGCCACCTATGACAGCGAACCCCAGGGCTAGTGTCGCCAACCCTGTAAGAATCTCGCTCCAAGACATCGCGCCCAGAGTCGCAAGCACCTCGGCAAGGACTCGTAGCGCAACGGTGGCGACGAGCAACGCGGCTGCGCCAGGAAGGGCGGTCTCCATAAAGTGCAGAGCAAGAGCGATGATGCCCAAAGCTGCGGCCAAAGTAATAAGACCCTTGGCAATCTCGGCTACACCCATAGACCCAAAGGCTTTAACGGCCCGGGCAATCATCCCGAGGGATGTGGCCACGATGTAGATACCGGCGGCCGAGAATATAGCCGACGGTGGGACTGTGTCGAGAGCAAGTGCGATGAGTGCGATCGCTCCGGCCAGGGCCACTAGACCTCGACCGATTTCACCCCACTCGAAGCCGCCCATCTGACTGAGAGCATCGGCGATCATCCCGAGGGATGTAGCCACGATAAGAACTGCCGCGGCAGAGAACACCCGCGACGGACGCATCATGTCTAGTCCAAGGCCAACGGCGGCCAGAGAGAGAGCCAAGGTTGTTAGACCTCGCCAAATCTCGTCCCACTGCATGTCGCCCATCTTCTTGAGCGCATCGACAAGGATGTTGATGCCCACAGCAAGAAGAACGATGCCCGCCCCAGAGAACAAACCAAGGCTGTTGACCGTAGCGAACCTTGCAAAGAGCCCAAGGGCGCCCAGAAGTGCGCCGACACCAACCAGCCCACGAGCCATCTCCGGCCAGCTGAGCCCAGACAGCTGTGACACGGCGCCAACCAAGAGGCGAATACCCACAGCCAACACCGCTATGCCTGCGCCAGCACTAAATAGGCTGGGTGACGGCGGAAGGAATCTCGCCATCAGAACAATCGCAGCGATCAGAGCGCCTACGCCAGTTAGACCCCGGATTAGTTCTCCGGTATCCAACTGAGCCATCCTTTTAACAGCCACAGTCATCGCTATGATGGCAATGGAGAAGAGAATGAGACCTGCGCCGATGAGTGGGAGTTTAAGCCAGCCTTCGCTCGAGGTGACCCGAGCAACGATGGTCATCGCTAGAAGAAGCTGAGTCAGCATCACAGTGATGGCTTCCAAGGCTAGCGTCAGCCCCTCGGAGTCGACCAGCGACAAAGTAAGTACTGCCGCGGCGAGAATCGCAATTGCGATAGCGATGCGAAGGATCAGGTTCGCCTGGAGCTGCGCCTGCATCATGTAGAACGTACGGGTTAGCGCTATCATGGTGTTCTTGATGTTGGCGATGATGCCCGTACCAACACTGAAGTTCAGAACGTTACCCATGAAGGACTTGATCAGGGCTAGCAGACCGGCGAACAAAACGGTGTTAAGGGCATCGAGCACGGCATCGAAATCACCAGTATCGACGAAGTGCTGAACCGCCTTGCCGAGTGCCTCGAAAACTCGCTCGAACATCTTGGCCAGGGGCCAAATAACGTCCCACACCTTGTCCATGACCGTGCCGATGCTGGCCCAGATCTTGGCGATGACGGCCCCGATACGACCCATGGGCTGCAGACGTTGTTCGATACGCCCGAGAATTCCGGCGTCAATTTCCTGTGCACCTTCGGCGATAGCACCGATGATGGAGAATATGATGCCGACAAGGTTCTTGAGGAAAGCGATGGGCTTAACGAGAACATCGCCGAGTCGCTCGAAGAAAGTGGTAAGCCCGGTGCCAGTCTTCAACCAGGTGTCGATCATGACAAAGAAATCGCCGACGTTAGCGGTGGCGTCGAGAATAACACCAGAGCCCTGGAAGAGAATGCCGAACAAACGGCCGAGAAGCTGGGCGACCTGCTTGACAATCTGCCAGCCAATGCTGAAGATGGCAAATATGCCCGCGAATGTTCGTTGCACCCGGTCAGCTTCACGGTACGTAAGAATCAAGCTTTGCGTGAATGCCAGAATGGCGTTTACGACTGTGAGGATTTGCTTGACCGTGGGCGCGGGGAAGATCTGAACAAACGCGTCCTTGATAGGACCAAGAAGACTATAGATGGCCTTGAGGGCCGTCTGCAACGTCTTGACCGCGGGCGGCACAATTACGTCGAGTCCGCTCAAATCCAGGTTCTGCAAGAAGCTTACTGTGTCGCCACTCTGCTCCTTGAAGAATTCACCAATCGCCGTGGTTAGTGGGACAATCCTGGCTCGGAAGTCGTCGAGGACGGGCATCAAAGCGTTGAATATGTCACGCATCGCCTCGAGGCGCGGCGTCTGAATATCGGCGCCAATACGCGACATAGCCGCGTGCACGTTACGCAGCGAGCCCTCGTAGGTCTCGTTAGCTGACTTGGCGTGTGCACCGAAGGCCGCGTCCATGGCCTTGGCAAATATATCGAAGGAGATCTTGCCTTCGGTAGTCATCTCTCGAACTTTGTCCTCGGTGACGCCGAGGTACTTAGCGATGGCTACAGAGGCATTCAAACCACGAGTTGCCAGCTGCATGAGCTGAACGCTGAGAAGGTGACCNTTGCCGGAGACCGTNGTGAAGATCTGNCCGATGTCGGTGAACGAGCTGTTGGTCATGGCAGCAACGCCAGCGATACCCCGAAGGACCGAGGTCATCTCCTCGCCAACATCCATACCAGATGCACCAAGCTGAGAAGCAACCTTAGCCGCTTCGTCCAGACCGTAGGCAGTGCCGAGAACAGCGGCCTTGGCGGATGCCATAGCCTTCTCGACGTCCAGACCCAGGCCGCGGAACTGGAACTTAGCCTGCTCGATGTTCATGGCCCTCGTGAGGCCGCCATCAAGAATCGGACGGACAACGTTACCGACCAGCGTTTGGCCGAAGTCGATCGCCTGGTTTGTCATGTTCTGGAGAACCGAGAAACCGATAGCGCCCAGGGCGGAGATCTTGTCGTTGATTGCATCGACGTTGTCGCCGATGCCGGCAAGCTGAAGGTTCCTGAATCCGGCAGCCAAGTTGTCGATGCCAGTGGCACTACCCTCGAGGGCTAGCGCCTTCTTGAGGGACTCCAGGTTTAGGATTGTCTCCTTAACACCCTGGGTAAATGTGCCGTGGTCGAAGTGAAGTTCGACGACCTTGTAGTCGGTATCCGAAGTTCGAACGGTGTTGCTCATGTGTCACCTCCTCCCGCATCTCGTTGGTTACTCGAACACTGAGGTCTGGCCATCGGCTGTTACCATTCCCCACACTTCCCTGGAAACGCCTTCAAATATCGGTTGCATTGCGGGAGTGATGTAGTCGTACCCGGCAACATAGCCGCCCGTTCCGGTTGCGTAGCCATACTTCAACATGACTGCCACTGGAAAACCATTCTCTACGTCATAATTAGACCAGATAATGCTGTACCCAGTGCGTCGAGAATATACGTCATACACCCACGATGAGGCAGCCAAACCCGTGAACGTTGGTGTTGCGGCTTGTAGTGCTTCCAGACCGATCTCGGCGTACTTCCCTAGGATGGGGATAACCAAGTGGTCGAGTTCATTCATCCTTGACAGGAAAGTCTCGAGGTTCCTGAAGCCGCCACGAGAAGTAAAATATAGCGGCATCGGACTCTCCAATCAGATTGGGAATATAGCAGTTAAGCGGATGAGGTCGCCGGCCGCCCAAGAAATCGAACCCGAGCCAACAGGTACTGTTGTAGTACCCGTGTCGATTGCTCGGTAGATTTCCACCTCAGTAGAGAAGACCGAACAGAAACCAACCCATACTGTGAAAGGACTGGCATCTACGATCATCGCAGAACCCGGTGCACCACCACCAACGTTCGTAATTCCGGCAGGCAACCCAAAGCGGTAACCGCCAGAGCCTGCCGAGAAACCCGAACCGATCACAATCTCAATCTGAACAATACACAGATTACCAACAATGGTGTATCGACCAGTACGAGTTGTTGTGCCCAACGTCGGGTTCGTAGTCGTTGCTGTAAAGGCTGGAGTGTAACTCGTGGTGGGCGTTATCCCCAATGCNGTCAGGACTTCCGATACCGTCAGATCCTGCGGTGCACCGGTGGAAGAAATACGACCCTTGAAGGTGCTAGCCGTCATGTCTGCCAGTTTGGCGTTGGTGACGTTGGCGTCAAGGATTTTTGCCGTGGTCACAGCGTTGGATGCCAGTTCGGTAGCCGTCACAGCAGACGTAGCGAGTTTGCCCGTAGTTACTGCATTTGCGGCAATCTTACCTGTAGTGATTGCCAGATCAAGCGATGCTGGGGTGACTGCACGAACCGCATCCGTGCCAGTGATTACCTCGCCGTTGGTAGCTAGCTCGACGACACCCTTGAGCGTTGTCGTGGCATCAGGCGCCGTAGCAGCGGAAACCGTAGCAGCAAGCCCATGCGGAGTAACGGCCAGCGTGGTACTTGTACCGGCGATAGCTTCTGCATCGGTGGCAAGCTCAACTTTACCCTTAACGGTGTCAGAGGCGTCGGGAACAGCTGCTGCTGTGATAGCGGCAGCAAGACCTTCGGGCGTAACGGCGCGAGTCGTATCTGTCCCCGTAGTGGCCTCAAGGACCGTAGCGAGTTCGACGATACCGGACACGGTTGTAGAAGCTGTCGGAAGGGCCGGAAGAGCCGACCCAGCATCGATTGGAGTTCCGTCGCGCGTGAGAAGGATAAGGTGACCATCTACATCGATCTCCCCGCTCACTACTGTGGAGTTCTCGATTTCAAGCATTCGTTCGGCGGTAAAACCGGTGACTGTAGCCACGAGACCTCCTTAGAGTGAGCTAATCTTGTAGCTGTCTGCGTCAAGGTAGATCGCAGACGGCCAGGTGATCTGGAAAGTGGTTGAGTCGAGCATCTCGATGGCGCTATCAGGACCGTCCACAGTGAACGTGCCGTCGCCATTGTCGTACACTCGAAGGATCGAGTTCACCTCGATGATCTCAAAGACTTCCTCGGGAAGGGGCAATCGAGGAGACAACGTGTCTGTTCCGTACAAGATGTCCTCAAGCTGTTCGACAGCCGTGGAATATGCAACAGACGTGTCGATGATGAGATGTGCGCTGTTTACAGCACCGGGAACAGCGAGGGGGAGTGTGGTGAACTCGAAGCGCATCATCTCGAC